TCAACGGGATCAACGGCAAGATCGCGGGCAAGATCGCAATGAAGGCAGCGATGATCGGCTGCATCAGCGGCAGCAGGGCGACCAAGATCTGCACGAGCGCGCCGAGTATCGCGCCGGCCAGCTTCGCCAGCGGCGGCAGGATCGGTGCGACGGCCGCGAGGATCTGGCCGAACAGCTTGACCAGCGTGGTGATGAACGGGGCGAGCGCGGTCAGTGCGGACAGCAGCGCCTTGCCCAGGATGTTCACGACCTGGCCGATGATCGGCAGGATCGGCAGTAGCGCCTTGAACAGGCTGGTCATCGCCGTCGACACCGTGTTGGCGATCAAGTTCGCGAGCTGGAGCAGGATCGGCAGCACGCCTTGGATGATCTTCGCGAGCGCGTTGAAGATCGGCTGCAAGGACTCCAGCACGGTGTTCATCGACAACATCGCGGTGATGATGTTGAGGATCGGCGCGATCAGTGGCGCCGCTGCCTGGAACAGGGCCAGGAACGTCTGCGCTAGTTGGACGAACACGGCCACGAGCGGAGCGACCAGCGGGACAAGCTGAAGGATCACCGGCACGAGCGTCGACACAAGCTGGATGATCAACTGAATCAGCGGCGGCAGCACAGCCTGCAAGATGGCGTTGCCCAGCGGGACCAGGGCATTGAGCAACTGCCCGATGACCGGTAGCAGCTTCCCCAGGCCGTTCAGCAATGTACTCAGGCCGAACGCGGCGGGTCCGACGTTGATCGAGTTGAACAGTCCGACGAGCCCTTGTGCGACCGGTTGCAGCCCGGACGCCAGCGACTGGATCAGCGGACCGAAGGACTTGATGGCCGGCGCAAGTCCGGTGACCAGGGTCGACACGAACCCCATGACCCCGGTGGCCAGCGTCTGGAGCATCGGCGCGGTGGCCGCCGCGATCTGCTTCAGCGACGGAGCCAGCCCGGTGATCATCTTGTCGGCCTGCGCCGCGATGTTCGTCAGCACCGGCACGAACGGTTGGAACGACTGGGCAAGCGTCTGCTTGGCTACCTGACCGGTCTTCGTGAAGGCTGCCTGCACCTTCGCGTTCGACTTCTCGGCCAGGACGCCCAGACCGATGAACGCCAGCGGTAGTGCCGAACCGACCGCCGCGAGCGCTGGACCGGATGCCGCCGCGATGCCGGAGAAGACCAGGGACATCTTCGACTTCAGCGCTGTTCCAGCGCCGGCAGCATTGCCGAACTGGTTGACCATGCGGCCGATCGCGCCGGCCGCGTTGTTCGCGCTCGTTGTCAGCTTGTTGAGACTCAGCGTTGCCTGGTCAGTGGCCGCTTTGGTGTCGGTGACGGTCTTCTTGCCCAGCGAGAACTTGCTGAACAGGCCACCAAGTTTCGAGGTCAGGTTGGTGATGATGTTGGTATGGCGTGTTTGCGAGCTGGCCAGATTGTCCTCAGCCGCCTTGGCCGCCGCAGCCGCCTTGGCGTAGTCAGCTTCGGCCGACGTGTGTTTCTGCGTGGCCCCCGTGACGAGATCTTCGGCCGCTTTGGCGCGCTGCTGTGCCGACGCGAGATCATCGGCCGCCGTCTTGCGTTGCCGCGTGCTGAACAGCGAACTGCCACTGACCGTGGCATAGCGTTGCTCGGCCGCCGTGAGGTCATCCTGCGCCGCGCGTTGCTTCTCCAGCGCCGCTGCCAGACTCGCGGACGACGCCTTCATCGCATCGGCCAGTCCGGACAGCGGGTCCGACCCGGAACCGACGTTCACGCCCTTCAGGGCGTCGTTGAGGTCGGTGTTGATCCGCTGCTTCACGCCGGTCAGGTCGGCGGTGACGCGGATGGAGGCTTCTCCGATGACCGTGGCCATCGCAGTCACCTCCTACATGCGCGCCTTCCGGCCGGACGGCAGCGGTGGGATCTCCGGCTGCTCCAGCGCGCGAGCCTTCGCGGTGTGCTCCGGCAATAGGCCCCACGTCGCACGGGCCCGTTCCGGATCGATCATCGCTTCGAGCGTGACGAACTGGTCCAGCAGCTTCTCCAGCCGATCGCCGGGTGCCTCGGCCAGGATCGCCCACACCGCGTCACACCAGTCCGAAAGCGCCGTACGCAAGTCCAGTCCGGCCAGCGTGAGTCGGCCACGGATGTACGGTCCGAGCTGTGCCGATTGGGCCGTCAGGCAGAGTGCGACGACCCGACCGTAGGGCGGCCGGCTGCCTCCTCGATCAGGTCTTCGAGGATCTTGCCGATCACGCCGATGTCCACGGTGACCGCGTCGTCCTCGAACATCATCCAGTTCCAACGGCGCCGGCTGGAGCCCTTCGTTGGATCGGTGAACTGGGCCGCCTTGTCCATCGGGTACAGCTTGCCGTCCGGGCCACGGAACTTCGGCAGCCAGTTCGCTCCGGCGTTCTTGGGTCGCTCCATCGGTTCGGGCACCCACTGGTCCGGCACGCCGTCGTCGTTGCGCAGCATCCGAGACATCATCCGGAACACGGCCTGCGCCTTACGCTCGCCGTCCTCGCCGGAGGTCGTGAACATCAGCGTGGCGCCGGCATCCGCCTGCGGCCGGGCGGTGAACTCGTGGACCTCTTCCTGTCCGTCGCGCCACACCACCAGCTCGAACGGCCACAGTGGGATCTCGGAAGGGTTCTGTGCGTGGTACCTCTTGCCGGCCATGCCGTCTCCTCGTCAGCCGGCCGCAGCCGGTAGTGCCCGCTCTAGGAAGTTGTTGGCCCGCGTGCCGGGGTGGTGCACGGCCTTCGCGAACACGACCATGCCGCCCACGACGAACCGCAGGTGCGGATTGGGCCTGTCGTTGCGGGCCGCGATCATGTGCGGTGACGTGCCGTACAGCACGTAGCCCAGGTACGGGGTCTCACCCTCATGGCCGAACGTCACGTCAATGTAGGGCCGTTCGCCGCTCAGGCCCGGCTGCTTGCGGCCAGTCGCGGCCAGCTTGCCGGTGCGACGAGGGCACATCGTGCGAGCCGCGTCCAGTACCCGCATCGTGCGCCGCTCCAGGTCTCGTCGGATCGGCCCGTGCTCGTCGTTGCCGTACCGCAGCCACGCTGCGGTGTCGATGTGGCCCACGGCGACAGCCGCGATGACGGTCACGTCGCCTGCCCCGGTGCTGGCGGGTTCAGCTCGGACACGGACACGGTCAGGGCCAGCTCCAGACCTAGGAATCCGCCGGCGGGACCGATCGGCATCACCGCGCCGGCCTGGATGTTCGCGCCTCGCGGGATGGCGCTGTTGGGGAACGCGACGAAGTTGACGCCAGCCTGGCTCAGCAGGCCCGCGTCGATCATCTGCTGCTCACCGGCTGTCTCCAGCTCGTCGTTGGTGGGCAGCTCGCCCCGGTCTCCCATCACCGGGTAGCAGCGCACGAGGGTCAGCGCGTAGTTGGCGTGCCGCATGGCGTTGACGGACGCGGCACGGCCGAAGGTGGGCGAGAGCTGGGTGGCGTCCTTCGATCGACCCCAGCCGACTTCGCTCAGCGTGCAGGTGATCTGTTCGCAGTCCCACGCGACGTTCGCGGGTAGGCCACCGCCGACGTACCGCCGGTCGGGCACCGCCACGCCCGCCTGTTCGAAGTAGGCCACGACGTAGGCCAGGAATGCCTTCGGCACAGTCAGCAGGTCGATGCCGCCGGACGGTGCCAGGTAGGCGTAGGGCGTGCTCACTTGTCCATCGCCTCCAGCGCGGCGTCCAGATCAGGCTTGGCGGTACGGCGCCGTCCGGGTGCCCCGCTGCGCCGCCTGCGGCTCGAACGGGCTGGGGTTGGCTTCTCGGCCACGGGCACCGGCTCCGGCTCGACAGCGGCCGGCTCAGGTACGGAGTCGGTGACGACCGGCGTGGCCGGCTCCGTCCTGACCAAGATCGTAGTATCCGGGGTCAGCAGGTGCGGGCTGAACGGGTCGTGCGGCCGGCTCAAGGTCATGCTCGGCAGGGTAGTCCGCCGCGATGTCCTCGGCCTGCGCTTCGCCGTACAGCAGTCTCCTGATCGCCAGGTGATGCGCCGCGACCGTGGCCCGGATCGCCAGGTGGTGGCGTGCGTTCTCCCGCTCGATCCAGGCTCGCTGCCACAGGTGTAACAGCACCATGACGAGGATGACCAGGGCTACCCCAGCCAGGACGAACACCGACGCGGTGCCGCTCACTGTCTGATGGCTCGCGGAATGTCTGGGCTCCACACGCTCGCGGAGCGTGGCCGCGACTGCGGGTTGACGGCGGTCAGGAACAGGTCCACCGCGTACAGCCCGGTCCGACCTTCCTTCATGAACAACATCGGATCGATGACCGCGATGGAGATCCCCTGCCGGGTGATCGAGGTGACGCGCTTGGGCAGGTCGCACTTCTCGCCGATGGCGTCCTTGGCCAGCTCTGTCGCGAGGTTCACCACGGCCCGCACGCCGGACTCCGGCGGTGCCTCGCCGTACGTGTAGGTGATCACCGTGTCGCCTTGGAACTCCAGCCAACGGCCGCCGTCCGTGCGCTCCAGCCAGCCCGACGCCAACAGCCGGTAGGCGGTGAACGCCACGCCCAGCACGGTCACGTCGGTGACCGCGACCACCTGATCATGTGGCAGCTTGATCGCGAACGGCTGCGGCGGCAGGCCGACGTACCGGGGGAACCAGGCCCAGCCGGAGAACGACCACCACCAGTAGCTGCTGGCCGACTCGCCCCATGTCCGGTAGTAGGGCCACGCCCCGGTACCCGGTGCCGGCGGCCGGTCGCGCAGCTCCACCGTCGCTGTGCAGCCCTGTCCGGACCACTGCCGACCGGCCAGCGCGTAGACGACCTCCGACGCGGCCATCAGGAACCCCAGCCACTGCGCGTCCGAGACCAGTGACCGGTCACTCTCGTCCACGTCGTCCGGCGTGGCCCACGGCCCGCACAGCACGCTGCTGCGCGGCGCCGGCTGGCCGGGCGAACTCACGTCTGGACCACCGTCGTCACGAGCCCAGTCGAGAGATCCGGAATGGTGGCCTCGCGCACGTACTGCCACACGCGGTCGCTCGGTGAGGTGAAGTCGTTCATCGGACCCTTGCCCCAGCCAGGGTTCTGCACGCCGTAGCCGGTCATCTCCGGCAGCATCGCCCCGTCAGCCGCCAGCGACCAGTTGCCGGTCGGGATCAACCACGACTGCGGTACCACCCAGTGCAGGAACGGCAGCGTACGAGCGAACGCAGAACCGATGATCGCCCTGGACCAGAACTCCAGGCTGATCCCGTTGGGCACCTCCTCGACCCCGGTCAGCGGTGCTCGGTAACCGATCTGGTTGGGCGGGGTGGCTGTGTCGCTGATCGTGTCGCCACCCAGTAGGAAGGACAGCAGGTTGGGGTCCGGCTGGCAAAGCTGGAGTGCCGCGATCGAACCGCGCTTCAGGGTGTACGGCGCCTGGTAGTTGACGCACGCGATGCCCTGTCCGTTGAGCTGCACGACCTCCTTGGCGTCCTCGTACTCCAGCCCCAGGTCCACCTTGACCAGTGCCTCGGACACGTAGGCGTTGCCGGCGCCCACGATCGGCACGCCGGCCGCGTCCAGTTTCGTCACCCGCATTCCCAGCGCGAATAGGGTGCCAGCGCCGTCATACGCCATGATCGTTCCTTCCTAGGCAATCTGGCACGCGAAGTGCACACACGGGTCGAACGTCGCGGCGAACATGCGGTCAGCCCACACTTCCCGCCGGTTGGTGCGCCGGTTGATCGTCGCGGAGACGGGCTCCTCGGTGACCGCGATGTCGCCGAACCGCAGCGTCACCGGACCCGTGGCGTAGCACCACACTCCCGGTGCGGTTGGGTCCGTCTCGCCCGGACCGGTGCCCAGGTAGCCCGGATCGGCCACGATCACCGCGTCGGTCTGGGTGTAGAGCAGGTTGCCGACGCGCCGGATCTGGGCACCAAGCTGTGTCGCGATCCGGGTGGGTACGTGCAGGAAACACTGCTGGCCGCCCATGGCCTGTCGGGCGCGCTCCTCCAGAAGCCCCAGCGCCTCCATCGGATCGGACACTGAGGTGGTGATCGTGACCGCATCCGTGGACGCGAGGTAGCCGTTCACCTGGCCACTCCCCGCAGGGGAGTCGTACGGGTTGGCCTGCGTCGCCGTACCGGCCCACAGCTCGCGTGCCGCCGCGAACGAGGCCACCGCCTCAGCCCTACGCCTTACCCGTTCGAGGTCGAACGCGACGTTGAGCGTGGTGCAGTAGTCGCGGACGCGGTACCCAACCGGGTGGTGGTACACGATTCCGTCCGTGGAGTCGGTCGAGTCGGAAGTCAACAGCTCGCACGGGTCCACTACCTCGAACTGCGGGCACAGCTCCGACCGCCACGCCATCCCCTCCTGCCAATGCCGGTTCTCCGTCTCGGCCGGCGGCAACGCGGACATGGCCAGGTTTGCCACCCGCACACCGGTAGCCCGGTAGCCGGTGACTTCCGTGAACAGCATCGCGACCTTCCTTCACTCCTCGTGCGGAATGCGGCCCGGCCATCCCCAGCCGGGCCGCCATAGATCATCCGCCCGAAGTGGTGTACGCGGTCATGCCGTCCCACGAGCCATCGGTAACCGGTGCGACCGTGCCGGAGCTGGAGCCGTTCGGCATCAGCGGCAGCACGACCCGCAGGGACTCCAGGCCGTTGAACGCCACCCCCTCGAACGTCTCGGTGAAGGTCTGGTACCGGTTGCGCATGTTCAGCGCCGAGTCGCGCACCAGGCCCAGGTCCAGCGTGCCGCCGTCCAGGAACAACCAGTCACCTTCGCGGTACAGCAGCGAGTCCACCGCGTTCGGCCAGCCGGGCACCTGCTGGCCCGCCGACAGCGTGTTGTAGAACTGCTGCGGCACCTCGACACCGTTGACAGCGGCAGCGGTCGCGGCCAGCCCGTCCAGGTGCCAGGTGACGTTGACGTTGCGGGTCCGGAACCAGCTTTCCAACGCGGCCTGCGCGATGCCGAACTGGTAGGACGGGTCACCGGTCGTGTTCATGGCGCGGGCCATATCGGTGCGCAGCATGTCGATCAGCCACTGCGGCAGGATCGTGTGCAGCGGCACGGTTGTGTCCAGACGGTGCCGGTTGCGGTAGTAGCTGATCACCTTGTCGTAGGTGGCCAGCATGTCTCGGACCGACCCCAGCGCCTGCTTGCCGTAGGTGATCTTGCTTGCCGCGAGCAACCGCGACAGCAACTGGTTCTCGGCGAACCGCGCCCACGCCACCTGCGCAGCCTGGTTCGTCGCGTCCACCCACTCGGTGTCGAACCGGGCGGTCATGTTCGCGAACTCCAGGCACATGTACGTGCTGTAGATGGACGCTTCGACCACGCCGGGGCAGTCCACCACCAGGCACGTCTTCGGCCCGAACGCGTTGCCCTGGCCGTCGTTGCCGGTCTCGAACGTCACGGTGCCGTCGTTGGCGACCATCACCGACTGATCGTTGTCCTGGCCCCAGATGCCCAGGCCCGTGGTCATCTGCAACGCGTCGAACGGCAACCGGTACTGGATGCCGCCACGCTCCACCTGGAACCGCGTCAGCGCGTCCCGGACCGGCCGATTGGTCACGCCGACCACATTGATGTCGTAGATGACCTCCAGCGGCAGGCACAGTCCGCCGGACTGCGCTGCGGCCGTCAGGCTGTTCGGCTGGGTGGCCAGCTCGATCCGCTGCGTGTTGAGCAGCGCGTCGCGAGCCGTCAGCCGCCGGTCTTCCGGGTACTCGTACGACAGCCGGGCCACGTGGATCTTCTCGGCTGGCCCGTTGGACCGGGCAATCGTGGCGTACCGCTCCGCGAACGCCTGCGCGAGCTGTCGCCGGTCGGCCGGATTCTGGCCGACCTCGAACCCCGGAATGCCACCCTGCAACCGCGTGACGACCCGGACCTGTCCGCCGTAGGCAGCCTCTTGGCGCTGGTCGCCGTCGCGGTTCAGACCGCCCAAACGACGGCCGGCGGCCTGCTGGCCCTCCGGCCGCTCGTGCTCGCCACCCTCGGTGTCAGTCTGCTGCGCGGTCGGCTGGTTGCCTTCCCCGCCACCCTGGTTCGCCGGATCGGGTACCGGAGCGGCCTCACCGCCCGGCTGGACCTGATCGGCCGCCGGATCGTGGTGCGTGGCGTCCCTGTCGCCGTCCTGTCCACCGTCGAGGTCCGCGAGTGCGGCCCGCTGACGGTCGGCCAGGCTCGCGCCTTCGGACCGCTCAGTGAGCGCGCTGTTGATGGCCCTGGCCTGGTCGCGCAGCAGCTCGATCTCGGCCACGACTGCTTCGGTGGCGTCCTCGGTGGCCAGCTCGCCACCGCGTGCGCGGATCGCAGTCAGCGCATCGCGCAACTGGTCGTCGGACAGCGCGCGGATCTCGGCCGCCAACTGGCCGCGCAGCGCCTCACGCTCGCGGTCGGTCTCGGCCGCAGCAAGCTGCTGGATGATCTGGACGATGCGGTTCACCGCGCTGTCCCTTCGCTGGAGGTCTGATCGACACGGGACCGGCGGCAGCTATGAGCAGCCGGGCAGTGTGGCGGACCTTGGGACCTACCAGCACGAGTCGCCCCGTCTGGCACAGATCATGCCGGACGGGGCGACGAGGGAACGCGGAGTTGCGTGACTACGTGGTCGTGCCGGTCAGGTAGACGGTGACGAACGACTTGCCGCCACCCTTCGCGAACACGGGCAGCCGGGCGTACTCGCGGCCGTTGCGGGCACCGTACGTGGTACCGGCCCAGCCGTAGAAGCTGTACGACCGGCCGCGATAGGTGAACGTGTCGCCCGTCGCCAGCGCGTCCAGTTGCTTCTCGGTCATGCCGACCTCCTCCGAACCACCACGAACAGCGCCACGACGACGAAGACCACGAATGCGATCGTCACGCCGATGAACTTGAGCAGGTACGGCGCGACGGCCTTGCCCACGGACCAGCAGCCGAAGATCATCGCGGCGCAGATCCAGAACACCAGCTCGACCATCCACAGGCCCAGCAGCCAGTAGACCGGACTCAGGCGGAACGACCGGTGGCGAAGGTGATACGGGTGCCTCATGGCTCCGAGTGTACCCCCATCGATTCGCGGGGCACAATGTCCCTTGCTGCGTGATCGTAGTCGCGCTGCTGCCACTGGCGACAGCCTGGACAGACCTCGATCACCGTCAACTGATCGCCGGGTCCGGAGACCAGCGCGTGGCCGGTCGCCGTCCGGCGCGAGTGGTCCGGGTGCAGCGCGAGCGGCGTCCAGCGGTGCGGAACGGGCCCACCCACCGAGACGGCTGGGCAGGCCCCTTCGCGCTCGACCAGCGGGTCAGTCACGGCTGATCAGCCGAACGAGGAAGTACACGAACACGCCCAGCACCACGGCGCCGAAACCGGCCGCCGCGATGTCCACCCAGTCGAAACCGGTGGGCGACTCGGCCGGGTCCATCCCTCTGGCCAGGAATTCGATCACTTGCGCACCTCCGGGATGGTGAACAGCTTCCAACTGTGCGTCTGGATCGGGCCCTGGTTGCCCTCTTCGGTCGATGGCGTCCAGCGTGCCGTCAAGATCCACTGGACTCCGTCGCGGTGGATACGCCAGCCGAACCAGCCATCCGCGCCGTCGTCGTAGTCCGATTCGCAGTTCTCGCCCTCATCGCCTAGCTTCGTCAACGCCCACTCGGCTGTCCCCCTGCGGTTCTTCGCGGGCACGATGATTGCCGGCTCCTCCGGCGGTGGCGGTGTCTTCCTGGCCATGGCTGTCGGTCTCCTGTCCTGGTTCTGTCAACAATGCGTGCAATCTGTCCAGCCCGGCATCGAGCGCACCGCGAGCGGCTTGTGCGGCCACTCCGGCGTCGGACTCGGCCAGCTCGTCTCCGATCGGCGTGTCGGAAACGTCCTCGATAACTGCGTTAGGCGGTATAGCCACCTTGCCCGGCTTCATCAGGCGTACCAGCGGTCGGGCATCGTGCCACCGTGACACAGGTGGTTGTCCAGCAGCCGCCACGCTTCCGCCACCTCGGCCAGCGTTGCCGCAGCCGCCGCGTACGTGTGCTGGTGCATCTCCTCGCCTGCGCGGTCCACGAGCTGGCCTATGAGCAGCACGTGGTCGTCCGGGTCCGCGATTTCCTTGGCGAAGGCCGTCATGATCATCTCCTGTCTGGCACGGCCGGTCGAGGTTGTCGGCCACTCGACCGGCCGGCGGTCAGTACCCACCCAACAGTCGGGTGATCTCGTTGGGGTCGTGCGGATCGAGCATGTTCAAGCACGCCGTTGCCGACCGCAGACAGTCGTTCAACCACGGCAACGAAGGCAACAGCGGCGGCAGTGTGCCGGTCACGATCGGCTCCGGCGTGACCGTTGTTGGTGCGACGACTGGCGAACTACCAGCCGTAGACGGCGGTGACGTGGGCGGTCTCATCGACGGGACCGTGCCGCCGATAGCGGGTGGCGGCGTCGTCAAGGAGTTCGTTGACGCGCCGGTAGTGGGTAGAGCAGGACTCCGGGTAGTGGCCGGTGACTCCTGCGTCGTGGCAGGTGCAGGGGCACGTCTCGCGATGTTCGGTGCGGGTGCAACGGATGTTGTCCACGTCGGACTCCTCGGCACGGCGATGTCACCGCCCGCATACGGGACGGGTGCGATTGCCTCGACAGCGACGGCAGCGGCGATGACGACGGTGGCCGCACATCCGACGAGGATCGCGGTGGCTCGGTTCATGGGACGACGGTAAGCCTGTCGCCCGGCCGCGCGGTGCCTACCGACGCGCATGACGGGCCACGATCTTGCGCTTCAGCTCGTCCGCCTTCACGCACGTCTTGGCGTGCTGGACGTACGTGTGGCCGCCGCGCTCGCGGTAGCCGGCCGCCTGGTTGCGGGTCATCTCGCCGGCCAGCGGACGCTGTCCCGGTCGCTCGGTCAGCGCGATCACGCCAACCCGGTCGTTCGGCTCCACGTCCAGCGGGACCACCTGTGTGTCCAGCTTCTTGCGGGCACGCGGGTTCGGCATCCACTCGGCCCAGATGATCGCCGCGCGGCAGAACTCGCACTGCGACGGCTTAGTGTTGGCCGCCAGGACGTGGCGACGCGCGGCCGTGTAGCTCTCGCCGGTTTCCTCCATTCGTGCCCGGATCGCACGTGTCTGCGCCCTGTTGTCGCTGCTCATCGCTTCCACTGCCTCAGCTTGCGAGCCACGACCACGCCGACGATCACGCCGGGTACGAAAATGATCAGGACCAGGGGGATCAAGATGAATTCGATCATGGCGACTTCCATTCCAGGTAGGCGACGAGGTGAGCCACCGCGTCCGGCTGCGCGAGGTCGAGCACGCGGTCTGCGGACACGGCGACAGCCGCCTGCCAGCAGGTCGTGATTGGCGGTTCCCCGCGCGGGGCACCGTCCTGCACACGGATCATCCGACCGGGGTCAGGGTCCACGTCGTGCGCCAAGATCAGCGTGTGACCGGCGTGCTCCAGCCGGCTGTGCTGCTTCGTGGAGCCCACGGCGAGCTGGCCGAAGTAGTCCGGGCCGTAGGCAACGTGGACCGGCCAGCGCTCATCGTCGTAGTCGACGTAACCGACCTCGGCCGCGACAAGAGACCAGTGCGCGGTCTCGGCCGTAGGGTGGTGTTCGATGTGGCCGACCTGCGCGTACGGCTCCAGGGCAGCACGCACAACGTCGTCCGCACCGATCACGATCAGTGGCAGCATCCGTCCTCCTCGGGTGGGTTCTGTCGAATGTTACCCCCCGTCTAAGCGGGGCACAATGGAGGCCACCATGGGACTCGGCGATGTGGAGCAGCGATTCAAGCAGCTCCGTGCGCTGGACGGCAGCATCGGCGCCAAGGTGCACAGCATCCTCAGCGACGCGGCCGTGGAGATCGACAAGCTGGTGGAGAACTCGCCGGCACTGCTGACGATCGTCCAGCATCTCGAACAGGCTGCACACCTGTCCGTCACGTCACCTGTCCTTCAGGTGCCGGCGGACCCTACGACGGCCGCGCCGGAGAACACCGGAGCGGCCCAATTCGGGCAGACTTCCACCTCACCCGCCACGACCTCGACCGGTTCGCCGTCGCCCTTAGCGGAAGGCTCGACATCATGACCGACGCCATCACCACAGCCCTGAACGATCTCGACACTTCCGTGGGCGCTATCTCCGGCGAGTTGTCCACGCTGGTCGAGCAGGTCAAGCTGCTCCAGCAGCAGCTTGCCGCCGGCAACATCACGGACGCGGCCACGCTCGCAGCCGAGATCGAACAGCGGGCCACCACGTTGCAGACGGCCACCGCTGCGGCCCAGAGTGCACTGTCGGCCGCCGGTAGCCCCACGGCTGGCGGGACCACCAACGCACCGCCGTCCGCCGTGACAGGCACTACGACGACCGCCGACACAGGTACTGCGACTCCGGCCGCCACGCCGGCTGACCTGGGTGCCCCCGGCTCGTCCATGGGGTAGAGTGCTCAGTGTTGGTTCGGCCAGCGGCACGGCCCTCGGCATGTGCTACCGGTTGGGGTCAGCCAGAACGGCCCGGATCTCCCCGCGCAGGAGATCCGGGCCGTTCCTGTATTCGCAGACGGGCGCGCTGTCGCCGACGAGCATAGGTGACGGCCGGGTGTCGTGCTCTTACGCTGGTAGCCACGCTGAGGGTCGCGGCACCCGTGGGCTGGCAGTGGAAGTCCGGCCGTCAGGCGCAAGCGTACGTCGGGTTGCTGTCATCCGTGTTCGTCCGCGTGCAGGTCTCCGTGGTCGCCGGGCCCACCACGGCGGGCACCAGCACGGTGTAGGTGGCCGGCGGCTTGCCGTTGACCCCGTTCGTACCGTTGGTGCCGTTCTGGCCGTTCGCGCCGGCCGTGCCTTGCGGGCCAGCGCAGTTGTCGTGCGCGGCGCAGTAGTTCGCCACCTCGGTAGCCACCTGGCTGTCGGTGGCGTTCTGGCCGGCGGGACCAGCACAGCCGTTGTGGCTACCGCAGTAGTTCGTCACCGCGTCCGTGACCATCTGCGGCGTGGCGTTCGCGCCGGGTGCCGGCGGGTTGGCCGCGAGGTAGGTGGCCACGAGGCTGGCCACCTCGGACACGGGGGGAAGCTGGCCGGCGGGCAGCGGGTGCGCCGCGAAGTACCGATTGACCGCGTCATCGATCTGCGACTGGCTGGGTCCTGGACCTTGTGGTCCGGTCGGTCCGGGTATCGCGACCACGGACTGGACGCGCTGCGCCTGGGTGCAGGCGCCGGACGCGGCGAGCTGCGTAGCGGCCACACCGCCGGAGTTGCACACCGACTGGACCTGTCCGGCCAGCGGAGCGGCCTGACTCTTGATCGCTGCGCTGTTGGCGTTCGCCGTGTCGGCCGCGTTCTGGCTGGTCTGTATGTGCGAGTTGAGCAGCAGGGACAGCAGCGCCACGACGACCACGATCAGTGCGCCTACGACGGCCAGCAGCCACAGCGGGATGCGGGATAGCTGCGTGCCGACCCGGGTGCGTCGGTTCGCGGGTGCCGCTTGAACGGTCTGCGTGTTCGTCACTGGTTGCCTCCGGCCTGGTTGCTCGACAGCCCGGTGATCATCTGCGCGAGGTTGGCCAGCTCCGGGTTGGAGTCGCCCTCGGCCTTGCCCGCAAGATACTCGGGCGTCATCTCGCGAGGTAGCGGTGGCAGTTCCCAACCGTGCACGGCCGCGAGTGCGCGGACGCGATACGCCCAGTCCAACGCGGCCACGTTCGTGTCCCGGATCGCCGCGAGGTTGGCGGACCGCTTGTCAGCCCGCCTGGCCCGAAACGTCACCACCGCGAAGATCAGAAACAGGACAGCCGCGAGTGCGCTGATGATCGGCCCGATGGAATTGATCACGGACTCGTGCCCCCCTCAGCGTCTTCGTTGTAGCTGGCAGCGGTGATGACGTGGACGATCGTGATCACCGTAGCCACGGTGGGGAAGAACACCGTGCCGTGTGGATGGTTCGCGAACGTGCCCAGCCACAGCCCGGTCGCGTACATCACCCACACCGCTGCGGCGGCCAGGTGTCCGTACGCCTGTCCGCGCTTCAGCCACAGCGTTAAGCCCAGGACCAGGGACGAGGCGCCGAACGTCAGCACCCAGACCGGTCCCAACGAGCTGATCTCGGCCACGATCCGCGTCGTGGTGCGCACTCCTGTGGCCGGATACACCAGCGCCGGCACGACGTGTATGCCCGTGGCGACGAGCTGGAGCGCCAACATCACCAGCGACAGATTGGTCCGATGCCGACGCTGCGGGACCATCACGCTCCTATCGTGCGGCTTTCCCGTGGTGCTTCTTGAACGCGGCTCGACCTGCTGGCGTCGCCATCATGATGTTCGTCGCCAGGCCGTCAGCCTGAGTCGCCGGCACGCCTTCGCTGATCAGTGCGTCCCGCAGCGCCGTCCACGGATGTGCGGAGCCGATGTACCGCGCCAGTCCCTTCGGGCCCACCCAGTAGCGCCACAGCTTGCTGCCTCGGCCGACCTGGAGCCCAGACGCTAGTGTGTCGGCTCCTTGGCGCCGCTGGCGAAAGGGACGACCACACCCATCTCACCCAGCAGCTCGTCACGCCGAATGTCCCGCAGCGCGCTCACTGCCCGATCGCGCAGACTCGCCTTCACGGCCGCCGGCTGTGCTGTACCGCCACCAGCCTTGCCCTTGTCCGTGGCCGGCGGGGTGACCTTCACGCCCGGCTGGCCGGTGCCGTCGTCGGACTGGTCGTCCATCGGCCGGTCGATGTCGCCATCGTTGTCGGGGTCAAAGAACTCCATCAGGCAGGACATGATCACGGTGCGGATCGCCGCGAGCGTCAGCCCGCCGGCCGGCGCGAACTCGCCACCCGGCTTGAGCATTCCGGCCGCCACGAGCGATACCGGCTCACCGGACGCGACGCGGGCACGCGGCACGACGTAGCCCGGCACGTTCACCGCGAGCACGGCGCACATCTCCAGGTTGCCCTCGTGATTGCGCCAGTCGCCGGACATCGGCGACGCCAACAGCTCGTCCATGTCCGTATCGCTCAGGCCCGGCCGAGTCAGCCCGTGGATCCAAATTCCGTGCGCGTCCTCACCGGCCGCCACGTCCGCGACGGCCGTGCAGGTGTTGTCGTAGTGCGCCACGGTGGCGGACTCGTTGAGCTGGCCGTCCGCGTGTCCGCCGATGCCCGTTTCGCTGCTCATCGAGATTCGGCCGACAGCGGCGGTGCGCGGGGTGCCGGCGTCGTCCACCCGGACCGCGCCGGTCATGAACCGGGCGTAGTCGGTGCGGCTGTGCGGCGGCCGGACGCACACCGACGAGTAGCTGGCGTGGCACGAGGTCCACGTGGCGATGTGACCGGTGATCTCGCGCCGGCCGTCGCCACGAGGCGCACCGATCGTAATCGGAGTGTAGGCGGGCAGCTTCGGATCGCTGAACAGGCTCAGCGGCGGCAGAGCAGGCGCGCCGGCCGCCTTCAGGCTGTCGGGCACCTTCAGGCCCAGCTTGCGTGCCGCCTTCTTGATGTGGCTGATCACGGTCGAGTTCGCCGCGTCACCCTGGCCGCGCATGTTGACGGCCTTGTCGAGGTCGGCCTGATTCTCGATCGGGTACGACGCGTCGGAACCGTCCGACTTGTCACCCTTGATCGCCAGTCCGCGTGCGTAGGCGCGCTTGCGCTTCTCCACCGTGGGGCTGAAGTTGCCCTGCTGGTCGGTGGTCCACTCCTCGTCACCCAGCTCGATCGAGCACAGCCCGCACTCGTCGCCGAGTTCAGCCACACGGAACGGCGGCAGGCCACCCAGGTTGAACATCGCCTCGTACTGCCGGGTGATCTCCGCGATGAGCGTCGGGCCCACGCCGGCCGCGACCAGTGACGTGTCCAGGTCTTCGGCTGCCTCGGCTGGCTCCTCGTCGTCACCGATCGCCACGTACGCATCGGCGAATGCGGGAATGGGGCACAGCGTGGTGGCCGCGATCTTGCCGGCCAGGATCGTCACGGTGTCGTTGCCGTCCTCGGCAAAGTCCTGGTCGTAGTCCACCTCCGACAGGTCCACCGAGTTGCCCCGCAGGTGTCCCTTGCGGGCGAGGCTGCCACCGGTCGTCTCCGGGTCCGCTACGCCACGGCCCTGCCACACGAAGGTGCCCGCAGGGAACGGCTGCCCGGTCTCGCGCGAGGTGACCTCCTCGCCCGGCTTGCGCCACATTTCGGTCATGTGGCCGATGACCTCGGCACCGCTGTGTCCGCCTTCCTGGCCGGGGTTGCGGTACTGCGCCAAGATCGAGAAGGGCAACGCGCGGTGGCTCAGCGCGCCTGGCTTGATCGTGCGCCGGTCGCTCGTGGCCATGCCCTCGATCGCGAGCGCGGGGAAGAACAGCGGCAGCTCGCCGTTGTCGTTGAGGTCGCCTACCTCCGGCATCGCGTCCGCGCCGGCCGGTCCGACCGTGGCCCGCTTCTTGGTCATCGCTCGCTCACCGCCATCTGCTGGTCGATCTCGCTGATGATCTGCCCGAGATGGTCAACCCACACGGGAACTCGATCCACGTCAACACCGCTGTACGCCCGTTCGTTCAACGCGGCCTGCGCAGCACACAGTGCCTCTCGCCGTGTCTTCAGGCTCACGTTCCACTCCTCGCGTTCGCCAACCAGCGCTGCTGCGCGGCCAGTATGCGTTCCCGCTGCTCCACGGTGCGCTGTGCCGTGGTCCCGGTACGACCGGCCGCCCGGTCGAGGTCGGCCAGCAGCCGCTCGCCCTGCATCGCCGGCTGCTCCGGTGTCTCCAGCTCGTCCTGCAACCGCTGCACCTCGGCCGGCAACGCCCACACCGGCACGTAGTCGCACATGCAGCCGCCGTGGTCGCCCGGCCGCATGTGGTCGCCCAGCCACGCCGTGCTGCCACTCGTCGCCAAGCCCTTGTCCGACCAGCCGGTGAATCGCCGGCCGTCCAGCACACGGTGCGGCTCGAACGCCTTCTGACGTGGAGTGATGCCGTAACGCCACTGAAACCCGATCTGATCGGCGTGCCGGCTGATCGCGTCCAGCAGGTCACCGCCGGTCGCGACGCCACCCAGTGGCGCAACCCCGTGGACGCGGCCGTCGTCCGACACCCCGCCGCGCGGTTCACCGCCGACCAGGGACAGCGCGGAGCGGATGTCACCAGGCATCACGATCGTGTCGGGCACCTCGCCCATCTGTTCGGTGCCGCCCGTGCCGTACAGCTTCGCCAGCGACCGGCGGCGCAGGCTGCCCTCCAGCCGGTTCCACGCGTCCGGGATGCGCGAGGTCAGCGTGCGGGACAACTCGGCCACGGCGGTCAGCGGCAGACCGTAGCTCAAGGACGCGAGCTGGAGGGACGCCTTGATCGTCGCGAGGACCCACTGGGCGAACTTCTCCGCGAGCCACCCAGCCGCGTAGGACACCAGCGCATCCTCCACCAGGCCCAGCTCAGCCACCCGTTCCGGGCCCAGGAATGCCGCGAGATCCTGGCCACGGTGCACCTCCAGGTCGGCCTTGTCCACTTTGTGCTGCGCTGCGGCTGCTATCCGGTGTGACGCCTTCTCCACGGCCGCGACGACAGCCTGATCGCACGCGGTCAACAGCCGGTCCCGCAACTGCCGGTCGAGATCCACCAGCCGGTCGCCGGTCAAGATCCGCACTGAATCGAGTACGCCCTGCGGACCTCCGGCAGCTACACGCACGCCTGCCGGTGCCGGCGGCGCACCCGTGGAGATCGAGGTGGGGACCGGTGCCTGCGCCTGCGGTAGCGCACGACGGGCTGGTGGAGTCACCTGCTGTACCGCTGGCGTCTTCCCGTTGACCTGCACCTGCGGCTGCCCTGGTGCGGCTTGCACCACCTGCGGTAGGCCCAGCGCCTGGCTGATCAGCGCGCCGGACGTGGCCGGGTCCGGGCTGACCTTGAACGCGAGCATCACGCGCAACTCGTCCTCGGTGGGCGCGTCGGACTCCTCGAACCCCATGTCACGGCGCAGCGACTGCGGGCCGATCACGCCGAGTGCGAACGCTGCCTGCGCATCGGCGGACCGGTTGGCGTTCTCGGTGACCTTGCCAGCGTCGTACCACACTTGCACGGTGGCCGCCTGCTGCGCGCTCAGGCCGTACCCGCCTTCGTTGACCGACAGCACGAGGATCGGCCGCAGGTACGCCTCAGTGAGGCTGTCGACCTGCATCCGCATTCCAGGTTCGAGGTGGTTCGACCACGTCTGTGCGTCGATCACGTACGCGTTCCAGTGGTTCGTGTCCTGTAGCCCGGTGACCACGGTCGGCGGCACGTCCAGGGTCTCGCCCATGCGCTTCAGCGCGTTGTCCAGCTTCGTGATCAGGTCGCCGGAGGTCTCGCGCTCGAACGTGATGTGACCCTTGGCCGCTGCCTGGATGTCCTCCACGTCGCCCCGGATGACGATCGGCACCACGGCGCCGGCATCGCCTTCGTTCGCGATCGGCGCCAGCATGGCCGCCGCGAGATCGGCCGCGAACGGGTCAGCCTCTGGGTCAGCGTCGTTCGCGCCTGGTTCCCTGCGGGCCATGGACATGCCGAAGGGCACCAGCCAGACACCGTTGGCCGCGATGCGCGAGCGGGACGCGGCACGCATCTCGCGGCCCACCAGCACGATGTCCTCGCACACGTCCAGCATCGAGCGCAGCGGGCTGTCCGCGAGCATCTTGAACCGGGGGTGCGGCACCCACAGGCGCAGCAGCGCTTCCTTGTCCTTGTCGATCGGGATGGCCGGGCGGCCGGGCACCTCGACCACGCCCAGGTTGCTCGCGCCGGCCACCGGCTGGATCTCGTCGGTGGAGCGCACCGTCCATACCTCGTCGCCCGTGGTCGGATCGGGCTTGCCGTGCAGCCACGCCTCACCGGTCACGCTGAAGCACGTGTCGAGCACTCCGCCGAACGCGTGCCCGTTGCGCCACGGGAGTCGGTTCAGGGCGTCCTGCGCGGCGGTGAGCACCGCCGGCTCCAGGGTGCAGTTCTCCGCGTCCACCCGGATCGGCTCGTCCTCGGTGTCGTTGACCTGGCCAACGATCAGGGCGACCTTCGCCATGGCGTTGGAGCGGAAGCGCAGCGCGGCTGCCATCTCGCCGACCAGGTCTCGGTAGTTCCACGCCTGGTGCTGCCAGTTCATCTTGGTGGCCGCGATCCGGTTGATCACGTTGCGGTCCTGGAGGTCGATCCGCATCCCAGCGGCCGTGAGCACCGACGAGGGGACTCGATCCTTGCCGGTGCCGGTGCGGTTGCCGAACCAACCCATTACCGCGTCACCGCCTTGATCGTCAGTCCTGCGACAGCCGGGCGGACAACTCGACCACCGTGCTCGCCACGTACGAGCCTGCCATGATCCCCACGAGTGCCGTGTGGAGTCGCGGCGCCGCCATCCGCAGGATCGTCAGGCCCGCCATGACGTGCACGCTCGCGCACCACGGGCAGTCCAGCAGCTCCATCACCCGGTAGCGCTTGCGGGCGTACAGCCAGTCCAGGACGAGCTTGCGGTGCGTCTCGGTGATCGAGTCCGTCTGGATCAACCGGACGATTCGTGCGGCGGCCAGCGCCTGCACCGAGAAGTCGAGCACGTCCGGGCCGTCTAGTAGCCGGTCCGGACGTGCTCTCGCGATCCTGCTCACGGCAGGTCGGGCATCTGCACCGGGAGGATCTTCGTGGTGGTGGCGCCAGCCTTGTACGCCACCGTGCCGCCATACAGGTCGGTCTCGAACGGACCGGCCATCAGCGCGGAGCCGTTGACGACGTGGATCACTTCGCCGCTGGACTCCTCCGGCCGCGTCACCGTGACGGTGTCGGTCGCGGTGGCCGTGATGAACAGCAGCAGCGAGCCGTTGTTGGCCGTCGCGTTGCCGTTGGTGGCGTCGGCCGCGCTGCCCGTGGACAGGTCGGTGATGCCGAAGGTGGACTGCTCCATGTTGTTGA